TCATTGACGCTGGCGAGTCAGGCACGATTCCCATCGAGCTGCGCGAAGGTTCCAGCAAGATGCTGCAAGTTTTGGATGAGCATGATGTGGTGGTGACTACGCGAGTCGATAGGCTTGGCAGATCCTCCACCGACTTGCTCAACAAGATCCCTCTTTTTGAGGAGGCGGGTGTTACGCTCTATGTCTGTGAGCAGTTTGGCGAGATGCCAATCTCGTATCCGAAGAAGGAACAGAAGAAAGGTCTGGACGTTAAGTTCGACTTTGAGCAGATCACCAATCAGATTGTGATATCGGTTTTCGCGGCAGTTGCTGAGATCGAGTTCGAGAACACCAAGAAGAAATTTGCTGAGGGCAAAATGGCTTGGGCAGAAAAGGGATATCATATTGGTGGCGGCATCCCATTCGGTTATCGAGGTGAGGAGGAGAAACTTCCCTACGGAGGTAATCGAAACAAGACCAGAACTAAGCTGGTTCCGATTCCAGAAGAGATGGAGATCTTGGAAGCGATATATGCTATGCAGGAGCGAGGCGATGGAGCGAAGAAGATCCACCGACAGATTACGAGTCTGTATCCACACTTCAACAAGTCTTGGTCTCAGGTTCGCAAGATCATGAAGCGCAAGTTTCAGGGTTTGCCAAAAAAAGATTTGGAGGCAGCAGCGTAGCGAGTACAATCACAAGCATACTCTAGGAGATGCTTGTGACTGCGCTAGAAAATATCCAAGAGGCGATTAAAGAGATGGAAGATTCTCTCGCCACCGATTTTATGACTGATGCCACTCGTGACATCATGACTCGATGTATCAACTTCTTGAAAGAAGCAGAGTCTGAACTGAATGGCTAATATTACCGGATGGGGTAGAGGCACTTGGGGTGAGGGTGCTTGGAACGAAGCCATACCCGTCGAACCTACAGGGCTGGCAACAACATCCGGTCTCGGCACTCCTACTATAACCGCTGATGCGATTGTCTCCGTCAGCGGTTTTGGTATTACGTCTTCACTTGGTTCACCAACTGTTCAGGCAAGTGCGGATGTAACTCCCACCGGACAGTCGATCACCTCAGCGCTCAACAGTTCGCTAACGGTTACAGGGACCGCCAACGTCAGTGTCACAGGACAGGCGACCACATCCGGTTTGGGTTCTATTCAAATCGTTGCTGCGTCTATCGTAAACGTCCCAACTATTACAGGTATCACTTCGACATTAGGCACACCAACCGTACAGGCGAGTGCCAGTGTATCTGTAAACGGGTTCTCGATTAGCTCAAATCTGGGTTCAATTGCAATCACTTGCGACAATAACATCGAGGTAGCAGGATTCACTTTGCAATCGGGACTCGGCTCTCCGACAACCGTTTCAGCGAGTATTGTGGAAGTGACGGGTCTCTCTATGACTGCTTCGGTAGGCGCTCCCCTGATCTACTCAAACATAGACACAGATCAAACCCCCAACTATAGTAATGTTTCGACAACTCAATCTCCGAGTTTCTCTGGTGTATCCACATCACAAACACCAAGCTACGAGGAAATTGAATCAGGGCGTGATGCAGCATAGCGAGGAATAAACATGGCTACGTTTGTAAATGATTTACGTTTAACAGAACTGGCGACAGGAGAAGGCTCAGGTAGCTGGGGGGTCACTACTAATACAAATTTATCACTTATTGGGGAGTCGTTTTCTTTCGGCACAGAGGCGATAACAACCAACGCAGACACGCACACAACGACTATCGCAGACGGGTCCACAGATCCCGGTAGATCCCTGTTTCTGAAGTACACCGGAACTCTGGACTCCGCTTGCACAATCACGATAGGGCCGAATACCGTTTCAAAATTGTGGTTTATCGAGAATGCAACATCAGGGGGATTTTCGATCATTATCAGCCAAGGATCGGGTGCAAACATAACCATCCCTAACGGCCAAACTAAGGCGATCTATTCAGACGGAGCTGGTTCGGGCGCTGCAATGGTCGATGCCTTCCAAGACCTATCGATCCCAGATTTATTCGTAGATGATGATCTAACGGTAGGCGATGATCTAATCCTTTCCTCCGATGGTGCAATCGTAAAGTTTGGCGCTGATGCTGATACCACACTAACCCACACCGATGGATCTGGTCTGACATTGAACTCTACGAACAAGATCATGTTCAACGATGCGAGTCAGTTCATACAAGGTTCGTCTGCTACGGTTTTATCTCTTGGTGCGACTGATGAAATAGATCTCACCGCGACTGCGATTGATGTGAACGGAACCATCGATGTCAGTGGCAACGCCACGTTGGGTGGCACTCTAGGTGTGACCGGAGCGGTGACAGCCGATGCTGGTATCTCAATCGACAACATAACGATTGATGGAACGGAGATTGATCTGTCTTCGGGCGATCTTACTATTGATGTAGCTGGCGACATTATATTAGATGCAGAAGGCACAGAAATTAAGTTGAGTAAAGCTGGCACTCAATTTGGAAAGTTTGCGACAGACATAGGCACACCTACGGTATTCGAAATCTCATCTTCAGTGTCAGATGGAGACATCGTGTTCAAAGGCAACGATGGCGGCTCTGGAATTACAGCGTTGACTCTTGATATGTCAGCAGCGGGAGCAGCTACGTTCAACGATAAGATTACGGCGGTTGGAACTTCTGTGTTCACCAACCTAGATATCTCAGGCGATGTGGATGTCGATGGCACAACGAACCTCGATGTCGTAGACATTGATGGTGCTGTAGATATGGCTTCCACGCTGACTCTCGCAGGGAACGCCGATTTTAATGGGAACTTAGACGTAGATGGCAGTACCAGCCTTGATGATTTGAATGTAGAGCTAGATGACAACGCATCATCGCCAGTGACAATGCAACAGGGGAGCAACAGCTACTTTAAAATTGTTACCACTAATTCATCAGAGACTGTGGAATTAGGAAACACTACAACCAACCCAAACATTTTACTTGGCGGCGGCACTACATATATAGGTGGAGAGACTGGTCCAACCTTAGAGGGTTTAGCGATCCTTGCTGGTAACGAGAATGGTGGAATACAGATCAACAGAGAAAGCGGCACTCCCAGTTCTGGTGAGGGTTTAGGATCTATAGCCTTCAAGGGTCAGAGCAGCGCTAACACTAACGCAGCAGCAGAAGCATCTATTTCAGCTTTTGCAGAAGAAAATTTTAGTGGGAGCACAGCAGCGACTAATTTACGTTTCAGCACGAAGCCATCAGGAACTGGCCCCGGTTCTGGCCCAACTGAAAGAGCGCGAATCACCAGTGGGGGTCAATTCCTTTTAGGAACCACCGCATCGCGAACTTTATCAGGCATAGTGCCAAATCTATTCCAAGAAGGTACAGGATACAACTCTTCAGCTCTTGGGTTAGTTACTAATGTTAACGATGCAGCCACCGCTCCACTTCTCTTGTTCGGTAAAAGTAGAGGAACGTCAGATGGTAGTTCTACTGTTGTTCAGTCAGGTGACAGATTAGGGGGTATTTTCTTTACAGGTGCGGATGGAACCGACATAGAAAGTTTATCTGCTGTTATTCAAGCAAAAGTAGACGGTACTCCCGGTAGTAATGACATGCCCGGTAGGTTGGAGTTTTACACAACTCCTGATGGATCAGAAGTTACTGTAGAAAGAGTTCGGATAGACAGCACTGGGGCTGTAAGAATAAATAACACCCGTACTACGTCAACAAAATTACACGTTGTCGGTGGAACAACTTCTGGAACGGTTTTTGATACGGCGGTCTTTGCGGGAGGCCAAAACTCCTCAAGCGGTAGTGGTGCAAGAATCTATCTTTCTGGAACTGAAAATGACCCAATAAGCAGAGGCACAATCATCCAAGGTGAGGCAGTTGACAATTCAAACGCACACGCTTTGGTTTTTAAAGTAAGTGCAGCCTCTTCATCTCCCTCAGAAGGTATGAGGCTGAACCAACAGAATTTAGGAATAGGCACTACGGCCCCAGAATCACAACTACATGTGGCAAAAAGCGCATCTGGCGCTAGAGGGCCAACTATCACGCTGGATAATACAGCGGGTGCTGCTGTAAATAACGAAGTTCAAATTGCTTTTTTAACTGACTCTGGTGCGAGCGTAGCTGGCACATCCAACGCTAGAATAAAAGGCGTTTGTGTGGACGCAGGCAACGGAGCAGCAGATATCAGGTTTCACACTTGGAACGGAAGCGCAGAAGGCGAGAGAATGCGCATAAACAGCGCCGGGAATGTTGGAATTGGGGCAACGTCTTTGGATGCAATATTAACCGTCTCGGGTGAAAGCAGCGGCGGGTTTAATTGTTTCTTTACACAAGGCAGCACGGCATTTCAAAACTTCAACTTATTTTTTGATGACAGCCGAGGAAACGGAACGGCAGTCTTTAGGCCAGCAACTTTGCCGGGTTCTGGCGTGGCCAACATGGGATTTCGCTTTGCGACTCACACTGACGGCAGCGCTACGACAAACGCAAATTTAATTGTTGATGGCTCTTTCACGAAAGGCTCTGGATCATTCATGATTGACCATCCTCTTGAAAGTATGTCGGAAACGCATCACCTTTATCACTCATTCATAGAGGGTCCGCAAGCAGATAATATATATCGCGGAAAAGTACAATTGGTAGATGGTAAAGCGGCAGTAAATCTTGATGAAGTGTCAAGCATGACCGAAGGCACATTTTGTTCTCTCAACAGAGATACTCAATGTTTCACTACAAACGAATCAGATTGGGATGCAGTAAAAGGATCTATTGAAAAAAATATCTTAACAATTGAGTGTCAAAACACCTCATCAACCGCAACGATCAGTTGGATTGTAGTGGGCGAGAGGTGCGACAAACATATGTACGATACTGATTGGACGGACGAAAACGGCAAAGTTGTTCCTGAAAGGGTCAAGCCAGAAAATTACAATAGTGGCCCAACCGTAAAGCAATAGGACTCAGAATAAGGAGAAGTTGAATGGCAGTGACATGGAACGTGCGACAACTAGATCGACAGCTAAAGGACGGTGATAAATCTGACGTTGTTTTAACGGTACATTGGATGGCGACTGACTCAGAGGTTGATGGAGACAACAAATATAACGGGTATGTTTATGGCTCTGCGAGTTTATCCCCTCCGGGTGATTCATTCACTCCTTACTCTGACATTTCTGAGGAACAGGCGGTAACTTGGGCAAAAGCTGCGCTTGGTGATGATCAGGTTGCAGACACAGAAAATTCGGTTGAAAATCAGATAAATCAACAAAAGAATCCTACTAATGGAGAAGGAGTGCCTTGGTAATGTCAGAAGAACAAAAAGAACCCACCGTTGTATTCAACGACAAGAAGATCCCGATGTCACAGTTGAGCTTTCAGACTCAACGAAATATGCAAAGGCTGAGTCAGCTACAAAACACGATTCCTCAGTTGCAAGAGCAGTTATCAGAGGCGCAGGTTTTGTTGCAGGACTACAGTTCTAAAGTAAACGCTGCGCTAGAAGAAGCAGCGTCAAGACAAGATGATGAAGTGGTTGAAACTTCTCAAGGCAAACCTTGGGAAGAAGAGGCAACTCACTGATCGTCGGAACAGTATTAGCTGTTCTGGTGGTGATGCCTTACTTGGCGTTAGCGTGGATTTGGTAGGAGGAAAGCAAAATGGATCTTATGGAAATTTGGACGCTTGTTACTACGATTGTCACTATCGCAAGTGCAGTGACCGCTGCTACGCCAACACCTAAAGACGATGCCGTTATGGGTAAATACATATATCCAATCGTTGAATATATGTCGTTGACGATAGGCAAAGCTAAACAGCAAGCGGGGGAGGAGAGCAAAGATGGTTGATCTCACAGACGCACAAAAGAGAAAGCTTGTTAAAGAGTTAAGAGGAGCAAGCAAGCTTCACGCTTCTCAGGCAGACAAGATAGAAAAAACCCTTTCGAGAACAAAAGCTAAAACCACCAAGAAAAAGCGTTAATGGATGACGGGCTTGCGAAGGCTATGGGCATGGATGTCGATCAGGCGCAGCAAGCTTTGCATGAGATTCATACTCATGAGCGAGAGTGTGCGCTTCGCTACAAAAGAATCGAAGAGCGTTTAGAGCAAGGCTCGAAGCGTTTTGATCGTCTTGAACGGCTCAGTTGGAGTGTTATTATTCTGCTGATCGGAAGTTTATTGATACCTATTTATTTGAGGGTCTGATATGAGTGAAGCGAATACAATCAAAGTCCCAACTTGGGCGTTGCCTATTGCAGCCGCCGCACTGTCAGGAGCTATAGCTTGGGGTTCCATGCAAGCTAGAGCGGAAGCCACTGACGCAGAAGTTCAAAGGATTGAGCAAGCTGTAAAAAAGACAGCGGAACAGGCAGTAGCCAACGGCCAACTATCGGCGGTCAATCAGACGCAGATAAAAGCGGTGGTGGACAGTCTGAGTCAACAGCAGGAGACTCTAAAGGCAACGGACGAAAAGCTGGCTCAACTGATTCAGATAATGCTACAGAAGCAGTAAGGTTAGAATACGACCCCGAAGATCCTAATCTGTTTTGTGATTTAAGAGAGTGGAATAAGTTACAACTTGTAAACCCTCCATCCAAAAGACATCAAGTCGCAATGGATTGGTTGCGGTTTAATTACCAACAGTGCGGGTATGGGGCGTATATCTATATTAGAAATAGTATGCCTAGAATCCTTGGTACAGCACACCAAACTGATGTAGACGTTCTGACATGGGAGCTGGTTGCCCCACAAGCAGAGAGAAAACAAGCAGTCAAAAAGAAGAGAAGATTATGACGTTGATGGTCTTCATGTTAATTATGTTAGATGCCGCTGGGAACCGTACCGGCCTAGAATTAGCCTTTCGGGAGTTGACCAGTTGCTTGGATTACCGAGACGCCCTAGTCAGCCAGTCTGTACATCAGCACAATTTTATAGTTGGCAAAGGCACGAATAAATTTGACGCATTCTGTGAAGTCAGGTTGATTGAGTCTAGTGAGGCCGGTAAAGGCAACTACATTTTCAGAGACCCTGTGATAAAAAAAGACAATGACTGATATACCCCCCTTCCCAAACAGCGTACAAGCACAGCCCCCCAACGCGAAACACCAGATTCAAAAAATAGAAAACGAAAGGTTGCAAGTCAGAGAAACCAATCGTAAAAGCGAAGTTGTCACAACCTATTACGACTCTAAGGTATACACTTACAAAAATGGATCTTTTAGTTATACGACTCCAAAGGCAACTGGTCAAAACATCTTGGTGACTGTGTAAATGGCCACAAAAAACGGATCACTAGACTTAAACGAAGGAACTGCCATACGCATCCCTTTAGCCAACTTGATCTCACTTTTGGCTGCTACTGCTGTAGCATCTTACGCTTACTTCGGTTTGATCGAGAGAGTCACCTTTTTAGAACATGATATGGACCTTCAACAAGTGGACGTAGAGGCAAATAGCGAGTTTCGAATCAAATGGCCTAGAGGAGAGTTAGGCTCTCTTCCTGCTGACAGCCGACAAGATTTGAAGATAGAATTGTTAGAAGAAACTGTCTCTAAGCTGCAACAACAAGTAGAAGAACTCAAAGAAGACCGTTATGAACTCAAAAAGTCAGGATAACCAGTGAGCATCGTATCGCAACTTGTCGGACCTGTAACCGGCTTGCTCGACAAGTTTATAGAGGATAAAGATCAGAAAGCGGCTTTGGCGCACGAAATTGCCACCATGTCAGAAAAACACGCCCACGAAGCTCTCAAGGGTCAGCTTGAAATCAACAAGGTTGAAGCAGCGCATCATAGTGTGTTCGTATCCGGGTGGCGTCCCTGTATCGGTTGGGTGTGTGCGCTGGGTCTGTTTTACAATGTCATCGTCGCAAATATTTTAGGCATATGGGTGGATGTGCCAGAGGTTGACACTACTCTGTTGGTTCCGGTCATGATGGGAATGTTGGGGATTGGAGCTATGAGATCCTACGAAAAAGTCAAAGGTGTCAGTAGAGAAAAGTGAGCTGGTGGAGTTCATATCGCAAACTAAAATCTTTATTTAGTTTCTCTTTACCTCAAGTTAATATCTTCACGGCGTTTCCCAAAATCAAGGACAGACCAATGAAGACAAGCAAAGAAGGCATCGCGTTAATAAAAAAGTTTGAGGGTTGTCGCTTAGAATCTTATTTCTGTAGCGCAGGAGTGCCTACTATTGGTTTTGGTCATACCAAAAATGTGCAAGAGGGAGACACTTGCACTATTGGTGAGGCCGAAGATATGTTACGCGAGGATCTTGAGTGGTTCGAAAAAGGGGTAGCGCGGATGGTTGAGGTTCCGTTAGAGCAAAACCAGTTTGATGCCTTGATATCATGGACATTCAATTTAGGAACCGGAGCATTATCTTCAAGCACACTTTTAAAGGTGCTTAACGATGAAAATTACAGCGGTGTCCCTGAACAAATAAAAAGATGGAACATGGCTGGCGGCAAAGTGCTTGATGGTTTGGTAAGGAGAAGAGAAGCTGAGGCGCTCCTGTTTGAAGGAAAGCCTTGGGAAGATGTCTGAACTTTCCCTCAAAGACTTTGACATTCTCTCGGATCAAGACAAAGCCGAGGCGGTTGCTCTTCTAGATCGGTACAACCAGCTTGAAAAACAAGAAGACTGTCAGGCTGACTTTCTGTCTTTCGTCAAAAGCCAGTGGCCCGATTTTGTAGAGGGCAGACACCACAAAATAATTGCAGACAAGTTCAACAAGATTGCCGAGGGCAAACTCAAGCGCCTAATCGTCTGCCTCCCTCCTCGACACACCAAGTCAGAGTTCGCATCAACTTATTTTCCTGCGTGGATGATGGGGTTGCGGGGCAACCTGAAGATCATACAAACAACTCATACAGCAGAGCTTGCGGTTCGCTTCGGCAGAAGAGTGCGAAACATCATCGACTCTTCTGATTACCAGCAAGTTTTTCCAAAACTAAAACTGCAAGCAGATAACAAATCAGCAGGACGTTGGACAAGTTCACAAGGCGGGGAGTTTTTCGCTGCCGGTGTTGGTGGTGCTATTACAGGGCGAGGCGCTGATCTTCTTTTGATTGATGACCCTGTAAGTGAACAGGATGCACTCAGTCCGACAGCGATGGACAGCATATATGATTGGTACACTTCTGGACCCCGGCAGCGTTTGCAGCCGGGAGGAATAGTAGTGATAGTAATGACAAGATGGAGCACCAAAGATTTGGTTGGTCAGGTGCTCAAAAAGCAGGGTGATGACTATGCTGACAAGTGGGAGCTGGTTGAGTTCCCTGCAATCATGCCAGAAAGTCAGGAACCGTTATGGCCTGAATACTGGAGCAAGGAGGAGCTGCTATCTGTAAAGGCATCGCTGCCAGTTCCCAAATGGAACGCTCAGTGGATGCAGAACCCTACCTCTGAAGAAGGCTCGATTGTTAAAAGAGAATGGTGGAATGTATGGGAAGGTGATGTCCCGCCATACAGTTATGTCATTCAAAGTTATGATACGGCGTTCAGCAAGAAAGAATCTGCCGACTATTCAGCAGTAACCACTTGGGCGGTTTTTACACCGATACAGGATGGTCCCGAAGAGATCATTTTGTTGGATGCCAAGCGTGTGCGACTAGACTTTCCAGACCTTAAAAAACTTGCTTGGGAGGAATGGAAATACTGGGAACCTGATTGTGTGCTTATCGAGGCGAAAGCATCAGGTACGCCGCTAACCCAAGAGCTTAGGAGAATGGGTATTCCGGTAACGGCGTATACACCAAGCCGAGGTCAGGATAAGATTGCCCGAATGAACTCAGTAGCGCCGATATTCGAATCTGGTATGGTTTGGGTTCCAGAAACAGAGTTTGCGGAAGAAGTGATCGAAGAGATGGCAAGCTTCCCTTTCGGTGACAACGATGACTATTGTGACAGCTCGACAATGGCGCTTATGAGATTCCGACAGGGCGGTTTTGTGGCGTTAGAAGACGATTACCAAGACGCGATGGAACCGCTGAGAAGAGACCGGAGGGTTTATTACTGATGGCTGTAGAAAGAAAAATATCTCAAGAGACACCAGAGGTCACTAATCTCAGCCGCGAGATGTTTGTCGATCCAGAGCCAACAAGAGAAGAGGCGATTCGAGAAGCTGCGTCTATTGTAGTAACGCAGGATGAAATAGTCATACCCGGATCAGAAGAGGTTGTTGAGCAACCAGAGATTGGATTCAACGACAATCTGGTTGAGTACCTCGATGAGACTGAACAAAACTCTCTTGCTAAGGATGTCTTAGCATCTATTCGCAGCGACAAAGAGTCCCGTAGCGAGTGGGAAAAAACTTATGTAGACGGTCTCAAGTATCTCGGCATGAAGTTCGATGATGCGAGGTCAAGCCCGTTTCAGGGTTCAACCGGAGTCATACATCCGATACTTGCAGAAGCCACCACCCAGTTTCAGGCACAAGCCTACAAAGAATTGTTACCCGCAAAAGGTCCGGTCAAAACCGAGATTGTGGGAGCAAGGTTTGCTGAGGTAGAGCAGCAAGCTGAAAGAGTTCAGAACTTCATGAACTACTACATCATGAATGTAATGCAGGAGTACGACTCTGAACTCGATATGCTTTTGTTTTATCTACCCCTAGCTGGTTCAGCTTTCAAGAAAGTTTATTTCGACGTTACTCAGCAGAAAGCAATCAGTAAATTTATCGAGCCGCAAGACCTGATTGTCCCATACGAAGCGACGGACCTTTTTTCAGCGGAGCGAGTGACTCACGTTTTGAATATGTCAAAGAACGAAATCAGAAAGCAGCAGCTATCCGGTTTCTACGCAGACATAGAACTCAAAGGCGGTTACACCAACTACAACCGCGATGATATCGAAGAAGAAATAGACGAAATCGAGGGCATGGGTCCAAGTTACAAAGAGGACAGGGACCGAGTTGTTTACGAGGTTCACACCATACTCGACATTGAGGGGTTCGAAGATTTAGACGAAATGGGAGAACCAACAGGTTTGAAGCTTCCCTATATCGTCACGATAGATGAGCCGAGCCAGAAGGTTCTGTCTATTCGTAGAAATTACATCGAGGGCGACCCGCTCAAGCAGAAAGTAAACTACTTCATCCAGTATAAGTTTTTGCCGGGATTAGGGTTCTATGGATTGGGTCTGAGCCACATGATTGGTGGTTTGGCTAAGGCAAGCACTAGCATCCTGCGTCAGCTTATCGATGCAGGGACGCTTGCTAATTTGCCAGCAGGATTCAAAGCCAGAGGCATGAGAATCCGAGATGAGGATGATCCACTACAGCCCGGAGAGTTTAGAGATATAGATACCACAGGTGCATCTCTTAGAGAGAACCTGATACCTCTTCCTATAAAAGAACCAAGCAACGTGCTGATGTCCCTGCTTGGTTTGCTGGTGGATTCAGGCAAACGGTTTGCCTCCATAGCCGACATGAATGTTGGCGACATGAATCAAAGTATGCCAGTGGGAACCACCGTGGCGCTCCTCGAAAGAGGGACCAAGGTGATGAGTGCAATTCACAAACGGTTGCACCATAGTCAAAAGCTTGAGTTCCAACTACTGGCAAAAGTTTTTGCTGAGTTCTTACCTCCGGTATACCCATATCAGACGGGCAGCGGAACACAAGAAATCAAGGGGCAGGACTTTGATGGTCGAGTAGACATCATCCCTGTCAGTGACCCCAACATATTCTCTCAAAGCCAAAGAATAACGATGGCTCAGGAGCTGATGCAGTTGGTGCAATCCAACCCCCAGATTCATGGACCGGAGGGTATCTATGAGGCATATCGTCGGATGTACAGTGCTTTGGGTGTGGACAACATAGATAGCTTGCTGACACCACCACCAAAACCACAACCGCCGATGCCGTTGGATGCTGGTTTGGAAAACTCGGCTTTGATGAATGGACAGCCAGCTCAAGCGTTTCCTAACCAAAATCACGTTGCTCACATCGAGGCGCATAGATCTTTGTTTCTCACGGAGCTAGTCAAGACTAACCCCGCTTTGCAGGGTTTAATTATTTCCCACATGATGCAGCACCTTCAGTTCATGGCTGCTGACATGGCGCAAGAGAGAATACCGCCAGAGATTCAACAGCAAATACAGCAGATGCAGGAGGTGGCGAACAGCGGTCAAGT